AAGGTTTACCTTTCCAAACACCTATCATATCCGAACGTCCTGCATATTTTAATTTTTTACTCCATAATACCGCTTCTTGTCCCCATATTTCTTCTACACCTGTTGATACAGCTTTAATTAAGTTACGAGTCATCTGTGCGGTAACAAGTTCTTGTTTCGCTATTTCTTCTGTGACATCTTCACCATTAAAATAATTTTCTGCTATTTCGTGAACAAGCGTTCCTCTATCGGTTGCTTCTTTTGATACACGTCTAGCCTCTTCTTCGCCTACCTTATCAATCCATGCCTGTAACCACGCTTTGTCTGCTGTTTTACCTAAAAGAGTAGTAATACTAGCATAATCTCCATCAGGAGTAAAATAGGTTCTGCCAGTAGTAAGAGTTTCTGTCTTAATAGTTGTTGTGTAGTCGTATTTATTTAAGTTTTCCATTATTTAAAATCCAAGTTTTACTACAGTAATAACAAACTGCAATAGGTTTTTCTTCTGTTATATTAATGGTAAATAAAGGGTGTGATTTATCTGGACAAGATAAAACTATGGGGTCATTAACATAAATTACTTCTTTTTTCATAACTATTATTATACTATAATTATGAATTTTTAGCAAGTATTTTATGAAAGAAAGGGCGTCTAACTTAGACGCCCTTATAATCGATCATTTTCCACGAGTTTTTGTAGGTGTTTTAGGTTTAAGGTAACTGTGATCTGGATCTAACATTATGCATACCTATCAAACTGGTTAATGTCTTGTTGAATTTTGCGTTCAATTTCTGCAATTGAATCTGGTGTACATTTTGCTTGTTTAAAAAACCATTGCCAAATACTAGTCATTTTTATTCTCCATCATTAAGTTTTTTGCTTCTTCATAATAACCCATCTGTGCAAGCGCATTTGCTGCTCTTGCTTTGCCGATGCTTTCGGTTATGCTCATCATTTTATTTAGTGTGTTTGTTACTGCATCACAGAATGTGCAGTATGTTTGTGTCATTATCGCTTGCATTAGTTTTTTACTCCTGTAATTGGTGCTTTACCTGTTTGTTTCATTTGCCTGTACGCATATTGCCAGTCATTTCCATATTCTGTTTGTGCCCAACGTAATAAATCAGCATCTCCTGATCTATTATTAAATTTTCTTAACAAATTAATAAGATTTTTCATTTTTATCTCCTAAACCAGCACGTAGACGTGCTAATAGGCGCCGTGACAAGTTGTCGCAGAGCCTATATTTAATTTTAAAAATTTGCTTGAGGTTAGCAATACCTCGGGTCTTTCCCCGACGCTACCACTTTTAAGGCATGGGTTATGCCAAGATATAATTAGTCAAATAAATGTACTAATTCTAGAACAGCTTGATTTTTCTCTTCTAGTTCTTCTTTATTTCTTTTATGAATAGCTGAAGCAGCTGCTCTAACTACAGACGGTGCTAAACCATAGTCTGCTTTAAGTTTTTTAACAACTTCATTAACTGTTTCTCTAGCTGCTTCAATCTCATACATCACATCAACAATAGAGTTAATTGCGGTTTTTACTTCATTTTTATCTAGTTGCACTATTGATTCAGACATCTGTTCCCCCTACTATTTTAAAACTTTGTCTTATAAATTCTGGTTTTTTTCTAATAATTTTTTCTTTTTCTAAATCTGACATTATGAGATCGAACAACTCATCAGTAGATTCTTTTGTTTCAAATAATGTATTATTAGCAGATACTCTTTGTAGTTCTTTAAAGATATCTACGTTCTGAGATAATACTTTTTTTAAAAGAGTATTGGCTACTATTAAATTAGCAGATCCAACAGCTTTTGCGTCCCATTCTTTTAATAAGTCTTCATACTCTTCGTCATTAGTATCTTCCGTATATTCTGGAAGATCTCTATCATTTACTAATTCCCAAGTATCTGTTTCAAATAATAACCCTTTATCATCATCAAACAAATCAGCAGGATGATCTAATAAAATAGTAGCTATTTTATCTTTTAAATTTTCATAATTCATTTTTGTATACTGGGTGAAAAATATGTTGTTCTAGCATCGTCAAGACGTAGTTTAACTACATCATTGCCATAAATATCTTGTTTTCTTCCATAAATCATTACTCTATTATCCCAACGCGATTCTAACATTTCTTGTGGTTGAGAAGGAAATGCAGTATATTTACCATGGTTATTATACAAATCACTATAGTTTCTTATAGTAGAACCTCCAGATTCATAACTACTTTTTAATACTTTTTTAACAGCTGTGTATAGTTTATTTAGTTCTTCATCAGAACAAGACTCAATAGTACGTCTTGGGTCAATACCGGCTAGAAATAGTGCTTCACTTTTATATATATTTCCAACACCGGAAATATTTTTTTGATTCATTAAGAATTTTACCATAGAATTTGTATTCCGTCTACGACAAATTTTTAACCAATCTGACCATTGGCATGGATCATTTAGCATATCCGGGCCAATTTCTTTTAATTTTTTCTGTAAAGCAATATCTACATCGTCTCCTGTAAAAAACTTTAATGTTCCAAAATTTCTCATATCAGAATAGAAAAGTTCTGATTTGTCATTAAAAGAAAATTTTACACGCGCATATTTATTAATTTCTGTTTTAAAAGTACCCGACATACCTAAAGTAATAAAAATTACTCCTTTAGGTTCGGTAGTCATATAAATAAATTTACCTTTATTAGAAACACTTAATATTTTTTTAGGAAGAGTTGAAGTAAAATCGAGAAATCCTGTGGGTAAATTTCTTGTATATCTACCAGTAAGAGTATCAATACTTTCTAAAGTTTTATTAACGCTAAAATCATGTAATTGATTAGCTACAATAGTACATTCGGGGCCTTCAGGCATTGTCTAATTTCCTTAAAATCTCATAATAACATTTTGTTAATTCAGCGTTGTCTGTTTTTAACATTTCTACCTCTTGAGTAAGAGATGCTATTTTTGCTCTAAGCTGTGGTATTTCATAATTTAGTAAATCTTCTTGTTTACCTCTAGAGTTGGTTCCAAAAAGGATTTTATTTTTTTCTTCTTTATCCCACTCTTCTCTAAGTTTTCTTTTCATATAGTTATGATAAGATTCTCTTTTTTCGGACATTTTCTACAATCCAATCTCTATAGTTAGTTGAATTTTCTAAGAACCAAATTTCTTTTACTACTTCTTTTAGTGAAGTCACTGATAGTAATGATAAATAAAATAAATGCCAAGGATTATTAAGATTTATTTTATTACTAGTTTTTTCAGTACCATAGTCTGAGTAAAACCTATCATTAAAAGACGGGTGATTATAAAACCAGTTTTTATCTTTTACTTTAGTACTTAGTATAACTAAGGTTTTATCTAAAGCCTCAAGCTTTTCTTCTTCAGTTGCGTCATAGTTTACAATTTTTTTAATACGTTTTAATGCGAATTCATAAGGATTAATCATAATTAATAATCTCCGTTAATTTCAAAGGCGTAAGAAGCTCTCTCTTCTAAAAAAGCTCCCCAAACTTCTTTCTTATCATAATAAGGTTTTTTTTCAAATTGGTCAAGAAAATAGTTAACTTGTTCTACTACCTTGTTATATCTCTCTAATCGAATTTCAGAATTAATTAAACTTCTTGCTTCATCTAACCAAGACATGGCTTCTTTAGGATTCCATTTAGCTAGATAATAAACATTTTCAATTAAAGAATTGAAAGAATAGTAACCTTTAAACATGCTTGTTTTACTTTTAACCATTAATACTACCTTTTTGAATATTTGGAATTTGAACTGTAAATAGATCTTCGTAACAATTAATTATGAATCTAGCATAAGCAATATCTCCTAGATATGATCTAACATTTTCTGCTTCTTCAAATAGTTCATCTGCTTGAACTACTCCTTTATCAGACAAGTCTGTAAAGTATGTTTTTGCTTCTAAGTATTTTGTCATTTTATTTTATAATCCTATTATAAGTAATTTTTAAGCTTTTAGCAAATGCAAAAGCTGTTTTTTATGTTTGATTTAAGAAAAATATTGACAGATAATCAACATTTTTGTATACTAATTAAAATAATGAGTCAAAAATAATACTTAAAAACTCATTAGATATATAATAACAAAAACTTATCATATAGGCAAGAACGAATATGAATTATAAACTAGTTGGATTCTATAAAAATGAACATAATCGTACATACATTAGTGCATTATTTGATTTAATTAAAAAACGTCACCCCTCTATTACACAATCAGAAATATATGACTATCAGTCACAAAAAGCAATAGACTTAAGTATTAAACTTTTTCCTTGCGTACTGGTATTTAAAAATGATACTCTACATAAGAAGTTAGAGTCTAAACTAACATTAAAAGAATCATTACAAAAGTAAGCTTATAAAGCATTAAGTAGAAAACTTAATACTGAAGGTATTTTTAAAAAATTAAAAGAAAAACGATTTCATCAGACTAAAGGTGAAAAAAGAAGATTAAAACATAAAGAAGCTGTAGCAAGAATAAGAAGAATGGAACGTAGAAAAGAAGAAGAAAATTAATAATGACAGATACTCTAAAAAGCAGTATACAAAAAGATTCCGAAGGGTTTCATATACTGGTTGAAACAGAGGATATAAATTTTTCTGAGTTTAAGAAAGCTAAAATATTGTATTATATAGTAGAAATACACAGCATGAAATCAAGTGATATAGGAATCATGGCTGACGAAATAGAAGGTGTTCAACACCCTATTAAATTTGATTCTTATTCAAAAGCTAAAGTGTCTGCTTCTAAATTACAAGAACAATTAGGAGAAGAATCTCACTGGTTTACTAAGATTATTTCAAAAGAAAAAGATATTGTTTCGTCTGAGGAGCAGTAGAATAAACGGACTGGACGCGGGGGCAGTACCCGCCGCCTCCACCATAAGGACACTAAATGGAAATTATTTGGCATATACTATTAACAGCTTGTATGAATTCTGAGTGTAGAACTCAAGATGTTCAGTGGTTTGATAATAAAAACACGTGTGAAGCAACAAAAAAACTTTACGAAGATATTCCTCTAGATGGAAATTGGACAAGTGTTAATTATATTTGTAAACCAAAAGGCTCAGTGTCTTTATGATGGGGGCGAAATAGGATCGACAGACGTAGTAAAAACTAAACCGAGAAACAGGTGCGCAAGCGACCTTAACCGCAAGAAAACAACAATTGCAAATGATAATTTCGCAATCGAGGATTACCGCTTAGCGGCATAATCTCACGGGGCGGGTACTGCCTAGCAACAGAAGTGCCACTAACCTTAAGTCCCGCTAACTAGCCGGGCTTTTTATATGAAATACAAGAGAGAATCAAAACAATGAAAAAACTATTAATTGCAGCGATAGTTGCAACCCCCTTATCTGCGTTTGCAGAAGATAACATTACAAAAACTATTGGAATTGAAAAAGCATTAGAATCAGAAATTACTACAGGATATTTTGATACAACTGGTACTTGGGGTTCTATCAGTAGTACTATAGGACTAAACTGGGAAGACACAGCCGCTGATCAACTTAACATGAATTTTTCTAGTGTAGAATTAGATACAGATTATTCTTTTGATGGAGGAATTACTATTTATGCCGACAATGATTGGGATGATGATTTTAAACACACAGAAACTACTGTTGGAGCAAAATTTAAGTTTTAAGCACAAATTCTAAAAACAACGTAAAAAGGGAGGATTACCGCTTAGCGGCATAATCTCACGGGGCAGCCACTGCCTAGCAACAGAAAGTGGCATTTTTAAAGGAGGTACAAATGGCGCCAAGAACTCATAAGTCCTGGTTAACAAAACCAAAAGTAGAAGCTATTAGTAGTGAAATTTATAATAGTTTTGATATTTACAAGCAAGAACAAGAAGATATTTTTTCAAAAGTTTGGGTTCCTGTTTGTCATATGTCAGAGATGCCAAATGAAGGCAACTTCAGAACATCATCCATTGCTGGGGTTTCCATTATTGTTTATAATTTCAAGGATGAAGAAGTTAGAGCGTATAAGAACTATGATATTAAACAGGTATCTGGTACCTTCGCTGCTCCTATAGTAACATCAGAACCTAGATTACATTGTGAAGTAAAACATGGTGGTATGGTATGGGTTACGCTTGATCCTAATCCTACACAATCTGTAGATGAATGGACAGCCGGTGCATTTGATTGTATCGCTGATGCTATTGATACCGAAGAGATGGAAGTTTTTCATTACCATAAGGCAGTTATAGATACTAACTATAAATTGTGGCATGATACTAACAGTGAATTCTATCATGACTTCATGCATTACTTTAATCGAGTGTCAGGATTCAACGATGAATATTTCGCTAGAAAGAATATTCCTTTTGATAATGGGCACGTTAACGTGTCTAGCTTTACTGTTAACTATGAAGAGTATG